ACTTCACCCGTTTGGACGTTTACGACTATTCGGTGCATGATTTAACCCTCATAAAGAATGTTGATGGTGCCAGCGTCAAAGGTGTCTGTGCCGTTGACCGTGGTGATGCGAACAATGTCTAAAACACCGCCCAAGGCTACGTCACCAGCAAATGTAGCCACACGCAAGTTACCAATAGAGTAAATCACACCAGACCCAACCCAATTGTTGCCGCTTATGTTCGTCAGCACAAACTGACCGCTTGCCGCCGCCGCCGCTGTGCTTGCATAACCGAGAGTGGTAAACCCGTTTGTTGTGTTACTGGCGCTACCGTTTGTGGTGTTACTTGTATTAACAGAAACACTGACAGCACCAGAGTTGTACCCAGTGGCTGCGGGGGTAGAGCTTGTCCCAACTCGAATCAGAAAGTTAGAAGTTCCGCTTAAGCTCACACCGTTGAGCATCACCGTGATCCGCTTAACCCATGACGGGATGCCAGTGAAGTCAATACTTGTTCCACTGGTCGATGCGACAGCCGTCCCAGACGTAATTGCACCGCCTTGGATGGTCTTGTTCGTCAGCGTCTGGGTTGCTGAGTTCAGCACTACCTCACCCGCTGCATCGGGTAGCGTAATGGCTCGGTTGGTGTTGGTCGCTGGTGGCGTGATCGTAATGACGCCAGTCCCACTCAGGGACTCCATCTCAATCTGGCTTGCAGCCAATGTTCCGTTTGCCATGATCAGCCCTCGTACATGATGTTGATGGTTCCGGCGTCAAAGGTGTCTGTGCCGTTGACTGTGGTGATGCGGACTTGGGTTAGGGTGTCGGAGAGGGTTTTAACACTCATTGTTTGAACACCTACGTTTCCAGCCTGTGTGACGTTTAAAATACCCGTACCTACCCAAGTTGTACCTGTCTGCAAGACAAACTGAATAACACCCGACCATAGATTAACAGCAGCGTTTGATGTTGATGTATATAGTCCTGTTGTTACAACACCAGAGTTGGCAGAAGCAGCCCAAGCTTGTCCTGAATA